AAATTATTAAATGATTTAAAAGTTAAAAGGAGCGAAAGGTTGAGCAAGCAAATTAAGGAGACGGCCTCTATTCTTAATTTAGTTCAGATGTGGAAAGAAGAGGAGAGTAGAACAAAACTAATTAAAATGGCAGAGATGCGAAAGCAAATTGTTGAAAAAGAGATTGATAGATTATCATCAATGGACGAGATAAAATGTAAAATCCTAGGCATTTCAAAAGACGAGATTTTAAACGGATGAGCGTAGTATGCAAAGTAGACGGCAAGGAATTTAAAGATGAAAAAAGCCTTCATCTTGCCTTAAGGGGTTACGGTTTAAATAAAGAAAAATATTATCATAAATATTACCCCAAAAAAGATCTTCTAACTGGCGAAGCGATTAATTTTAAATCTAAAGATCAATATTTTAGCTCTGATTTTAATGACAAAAATAATATGAAGAAATGGTTAAAGACCCAACCCATTGAAGTGGCTCAAGATTATTGCAAAGGTATTCTTAAAAAGAGAAAAGAAGAAAAGAATATAATATACTCTCCGTCTCAAGTAGAACTAAGAACAATTATGAGTCCTTCAATAATTTTTTATAATAAAATTTTTGAAGACTATTATGATCTGTGCTCTTCTTTAGGATTAGAAAATAAGTTCATTCATCCTCAAAATATATCTAATCAATTTAAAAATAAATTATCTCTAAGAGATCTTATTTACGCGGATACACGAGAACAAAATTGGTTAAAATTTAATATTCCATTTGAAATGAAAACTTTGCCATATGGAGACTATACCTCTAACAACGACAATTGTGGATGCTATATAGAGAGAAAGAATCTAAGCGATTTTATTAGCACTTTGAGTAGCGGAAATTTAGGAAGATTTAATAACGAAATACTAAGAGCAAGAAAAGATAAGGCATATTTGATAGTTATTATAGAAGAAAAGCTGTCTAATGCTTTAAGCTTTCAATACTTGCCACATATTAGCAAGAAGATAAAAGCTACTCCAGAATTTATTTTTCACAATGCAAGGACACTATTACAAGAGTATAGTAATCTACAATTTTTATTTGTAGACGGGAGAGAAGAAATGAAAAGAGTCATAGAGTCTATTTTCGCTAGCAAATGTTTTTATAAAAAAATAGATTTACAATTAGCATATGATATGAAAATTTTATGATAGAATGCCCAAATAAATATTTAAGAAAAATTGAGAATATCAATTTAGAACTTTCAGATTTGAGGGGGTCTTTAACCGATAAAGAGTCCAAGATAACTCTTGCGAGATTTCTAAGATATAATTTAGGATTTACTACAGAATTAATTAGTGGGGTAAAATTAGCGCCCTATCAAGAGATACATCTTAAAGCTTTTTTTAACCGCAACTTTAATATGTGTGTTTTTGGTCGAGGTTGCGGTAAGACTTTTATGGCTTCTGTTTTTTGTTTTCTTCAATGCATTTTTGAGCCAAACACAAAAATTCTTATAGCTGGTCCAACATTTAGGACAGCAAGATTTATATTTAATAATTTAGAAAAAATAGTTAATAGTTCTGGAGCAGAATTATTATCTCAATGCTTTGGAGCAAAAATAAAGAGAAACGATCAATTTGAATGGCAGATCAATGGCGGAAGTATAACCGCAATACCTTTAAATGGCGAAAAAATTAGAGGTTTTAGAGCCAATATCTTAGTGTTAGACGAATTTCTCTTGCTGCCAGAAGAAATAATTAAAAATGTATTAATGCCATTTTTAGTCGCACCCCAAAACATTAAAGAAAGAATGGAAATCCGAGAAATGGAAGACAAACTAATCGCCGAGGGCCTAATGAAAGATGAGGAAAGAGCTATTTTTGAAAATACAAGTAAAATGTTGGCATTTTCTTCTGCTAGCTTTACTTTTGAAAACTTATATAAAACTTATAACGAATGGTCAAGTAAAATTCTTAATAATGAAATAGGTGAAGCAACTTATTTTGTTAGCCAAATGAGTTATGAAGCTTTACCCGAGGAAATGATAGATAAAACCATTATTGAAGAGGCTCAGGCTGGAGGGTCAAGTCATAGCAGTTTTTTAAGAGAATATTGCGCTAGATTTACCGACGGAAGTGATAGCTATTTTAATGCAAAAAAAATGGAAGAATGTACGGTAAAACTTGGAGAGACCCCTCACACCATACTGAAAGGCGATCCAAATAAAAAGTATATACTTGGAATAGATCCCAATATGAGCGACAGCCCCAATGCAGATTATTTTGCGATGGCAATATTAGAGATTGACGAAAAAGAAAAGATTGGGACTCTAGTACATACTTATTCTGGGCTTGGTAATTTAAAAAATCATGTCAATTATCTTTATTATATATTGAAAAATTTTAATGTAGTTTTTATGATACTAGACAATGCAGGTGCAGACATATTTCTGTCTGCATGTAATGAATCTGAAATGTTTAAAAAAGATAAACTAAATATAAAAACTATAGATTTTAATTCAGATTTGGAAGGTTTAGATTATGATTTGATGTTAAAATCTATGAGGGTAAAATATAATCTAGAAAATAAAAAAATAGCTTTTAATCAAGTCTTTACGACTGATTTTATAAGAAAAGGAAACGAATATCTTCAAGCGTGTATAGATTACAAGAAGATCTGGTTCGCAAGTAACACCGGTAATTACGACTCTTTTTTCAGCGAAGTAGTTAATCAAAAGATTGATTTGGATTTAATAAAAAGTGACGATAAAAAAGATTGGACAATGTTAGATTTTATAGAGAACCAAGACAACTTTATATATCAGACAAAAAAACAATGCGCTTTAGTTGTACATTCTAGTACTTCTAGGGGTACTCAGTCGTTTGATTTGCCTCAACATTTAAAAAGAAGCTCTTCTGCAAATAAGGCTAGAAAAGATAATTATTCAGCCCTAATGCTTGCAAATTGGGCTCTTAAATGCTATATGGACATAATGGATCAACCAGTTCAGGATAATTCCGGTACATTTCTACCCATTATTATTAAATAATTTAATAGAAAAGATTACTTGAATAGACTATAATTAGTGTAATTAACTATTAAAATGTCAAAAATCAAAAAAAATAAACAAAATACAGAAAAAGATACAGCTTTTTCTCCAGTAATGGTTTCAACCGCCTCCACTAGTAACCAAATTGTTGGCAGTTCTTCTGACACAAGAGTTAGAAGAAATGCCTCTAGCTCTATTATTAGATCTGATAGATATAAAAATATTGAAGACGGCCTAGTTCCATTTAAGTACTCTAACAATGTTAAAAACTCATCCAACGTAGACATAAGAGAAGCCGTTATTTTATGCCAAAAAGCGTATTATAACTTTGCCATCTTTAGAAATACGATTGATCTGATGACAGAATTTTCTTCTAACAACTTATATTTTAGAGGAGGTAGTCAAAAATCTAGAGATTTTTTTGATGCATTATTCAAAAAGATTAATATTTATGATCTTCAAGATAAGTTTTTTAGGGAATATTATAGAAGCGGTAATGTTTTTATTTATAGATTTGAATCTGTAATAAAAAACGAAGACATAGACAAAATTACTCAAACGTTTGGCGGACTGTCTAAGGCCAATGCTGTAAAGCTTCCGTCTAGATATATTATATTAAATCCGGCAGATATACAAATTGGTGGATCAATAAATTTTTCTATAGGAAAATATTATAAACTTTTGAGCGATTACGAATTAGAAAGATTAAAAAATCCCAAGACAGACGAAGACATCGAAGTCTTGAAAAGTCTTAGCAAAGATACTCAAAAACTTATACAACAAAAAACAGTAGGAGTTTTAACATTACCTTTAGATACATCAAGGTTGGTGGCAGTATTTTATAAGAAACAAGACTACGAACCTTTTGCTGTACCAATGGGTTTTCCAGTTTTAGATGATATAAATTGGAAGAGCGAGATGAAGAAGATGGACATGGGCATAACGAGAACAATGCAACAAGCGATATTGCTTGTGACAATGGGCGCCGAACCAGAAAAAGGAGGAATAAATCAAAAAAATTTAGAAGCGATGCAAAAACTTTTTGAAAATCAAAGCGTTGGTAGAGTTTTAATTGCGGACTACACAACGAAAGCTGAGTTCGTTATTCCAGACATAGCTTCCATAATTGGCCCACAAAAGTATGAAGTTGTTGATAGAGATATACAAATTGGCTTAAATAATATTTTAATAGGAAATGAAAAATTTGCTAATCAAAGCATAAAAGTTCAAGTATTTGTAGAAAGACTTAAACAAGCAAGACAATCTTTTATAAACGAGTTTCTTATACCTGAAATAAGAAGGATTAGCAAATCTTTAGGTTTTAAGAATTTTCCTACTCCTTATTTTGAAGATATCGACCTTAAGGATGATATTCAATATTCTAGGATTTATAATAGACTTATAGAGTTGGGGGTTTTAACTCCAGAAGAAGGCATTAGAGCAATAGAATCTGGAAGACTGCCAAGCTCAGAAGAATCTCTAGATTCTCAAGAAAAATTCAAGGCTCTAAAAAATAATGGTTTATATCAGCCTCTAATTGGCGGTAGCAAAATAAACGAAGCAGGAAGACCAGCGGGCACCAAAGGAGTCCCTCAATCAACAAAAAATGTCAGTCCAATTGGTAATGGGGGGCAATCCAAATCTTCAGAACCTAGATTTAGTTTATCTAAAGTAAAAAATAATTTAATTCTTGCCCAAAAATTAGACGATGAAGTGGCGTCTTTTCTGCGCAAGAAGCATAATATAAAGAAAATGAATTCTGAGCAAAAAAGCATAGCGGAAGAAATTGCCAAACTAATTGTAGCTAATGAAAGTCCAGCCAATTGGCTAGATTCAATAGGCAAATATATAAATAATCCAACAGACAAAAACTTAACCGCTATTGAAGAGATAAAAAACATAGCCTTTGAGCATCAAATTGATTTTTATTTAGCTAGTATATTATATAATTCAAAAATATAATAGATTTTTATCTATTAATAAATATTATATAGTGTAATACAATATGAGGAATATGTTATCTAAATTATTTGGCCCAAACTGGAGAACTAGCACATCAGGCATAGCAACAGTAATTGCTGTTACCACAGCTTTTGTTATTCACGGCGATAATTCTCTTGTTGCATTCTTACCAGATAAAGTTGAAGAATTTATTGTTGGATTATCTAAATTAATAGCTGTTGTTAGCGGTGTGATTTTTGCTCTTACTGTTAAAGATAG